GTATCCACTTTGTCATGGTTAGGAGTTTGAATTCTAATAATTGCTCAATATGTTCAAACAATGCGACATATTCTTTCTCCGCACCTTTGTATAGGGCTTCACTTCCAAATTTTGGTCCTATATATGTTAATTCGCCATGTTCTACCTTACGTCCGCTATGAAAGTGGCTTGAAATCATGTAATCCCTTCCTTTAATTTCTTCAAGGAGGACATCGTACAACGGTTCCGTTATTCTCACAAATTTTACTTTATTATATTCTTTTTCTCTCTTATTTAGGAGATATTCTACCATATTGGTATCTTCTTTAATTACATCAAACTCTCCTATCTTCTTTCTGAATAATTTTATCCCGTTCCATAGGCTATCATTGAATAATTGCTGTCTCAATTCTCTTATATTTGGAATCAATTTTAAAAACCCCCTGCTTGATTCCACCTTGCTCAATAGCAAATCCAGGATGTGATACATACTATGTTCATAATAAAATCTAGCTATTCTGTAACAAAATCTATCACTTGTCATTTTTACTAGGTTTGATTTGAATATCTTCTTATTTCCTTCCAATTTTATCATTGATAGGATTCTTTCATTCTTTGATTTCCGTTTGATATAGCGCTTAATTGCCTGATTTATTTGAACTGCTGCAGGACGAATTGTATTTGTGACAGGGAATTCATTTTCAATGATGTCACCCTGTGATTTCATAACTTCCATGCTTTGATCAGTGTTTATCGCATGAGTTAGTGCTACTAAATACTCCTGATTTGCACTGAAGTTCTTCATAATGTGCTCCTTCAAGTAAGTTATTTGTTTGACAAAACCTGCTGAGTGTCCTGATATCATCTGTGTGATCAATAATCCCATTCCATATCCACCCAAATTTTCCGGTGCCAATAGTCTGTAAATTAGGAATTCTTGAAGTTTTAGCTTGTTTTTTATCAAATATAAATACAGATCATATTTGATTTTATCAACTTTTTCTTGCATATTGTCACCATATTCTTCACAGAAGAGTTTGGCTAGATATTGGGAATCTATTTTATTTATCCCTTGTTCTAGTCCTATATTTTTGAAGTGTGTTATCATTGCCTTACCCATTTTGTCATTTTTGATAAAAGTAGTATCTTCTTGTCTAGTATATGCACGTAATAACAATTCAATCTCACCATCTTCTGTCAACTCCATTATGAGGCTGTTCTCATGTTTTTTCTCAATGAGTGCAAATGTGGGTCGTAACGCGATGAGTGTTGCTTTATACCACTTAACCATTAAACAGGTTTTTAGATGATTAGTGTGTTCAAGTGCTGAGCTGATTGATGAATCTAATGCCTTAATTTCTATCTCTTCAGATACGAGTTGATCATCATTGAATGAGCTGCTTGATAATAATCTTTTTAAGGTAGGATCACTCTTAATTCCCCTATAATAATGAGATCGAAGAATAGTGACACGATTCTTTGAGATGATGGTCTGTGCTGGCTTAACAGACATTCCGAATAGTAGGAAGAAATCAACCACTTTTTCAAACATGTCGTCAATCTGGCTTTGGTTATCAATTTCTAATTCTGTAATGATTGCAACATCATCAGAATATACCATCTGTATTGGTGCATTCCATTGCATCTCTCTAATTAATAGTTTGACCACTAAAGTCGTGTGGAGTGTCCATAATGGATTTTGCCAGCCCTCAATTCCCCCCAACTGGCCAGTAGATACTGTCACATCATTTTTGTATATCGGGTAATGATATACTGTAAGATGATTAAAGTAATTCGATAAGTAACCCCAATTTGATTCACCGAATAGTTTGCCACATGCATCAGCAAGTCCGCTCACATTATCATATTGCATGGATTGATTGTGTCCTTCTATATCCAATAGAATGGAATAATAGTCTTTTTTCAGTAACAATTGCGCTGCGTCATGAAGTAATGTCTTCCTATCTTTATCACTGATCGTCATCATTTCACCTTCAAAGTATGATAGAACTACTTTGGTCATATCCATATAGTATGACAGCCCATGTTTGTTTTTTATTGTGGTGTTTCCAAATAACCTTGCCTCATGTTTTTGCTCTCTTTCCTTTGGAATCAATCGTGTGGCATTACTTATCCTTTGTGCTGCTTCTAATTGATTAATACGCGAGATTTTAGGATCCTTCTTTGTCATATATTCATCCAATGGCAATGGTGTTAATGAGTATTTTTGTTTTTCAATTATCTGTAATAATTCCTTCCTAGAGTCTCCTGGGCCAAATCTAATTTCTTCTTTCAGTGCACCCTTGTCTTTTGCTTTTTCTAGTGGATCATGGGTCGTTGGTTTTGAAAGTGATTCAACTATTTCTATGTCACGAAACCAAGTGAGAGGTAATG